GCTATCTGTGCCCACCATCGCGCGAGCCGTGCAAATGATTTGCAGCGTTGTTGGCTCGCTGCCATTGAAGCATTACACCACCCAATGGACGGGCGAAGAGTACGAAGAAATAGGGCTCGAGCTCGAAGCGTGGATGCTTCAACCTGACCCCACCGTCACCCGCCAATTCATCATGAGCGCCACCGTCACTGACCTGATGATGCGCGGCGAAGCGTTTTGGTATGTCACCAGCCGCAGCCAAAACACGGGCCGGCCTCTCACGTTCCAATGGATGCCCGCCGCAATGGTCAGCCTGCTAGACCAAACGGGCCCGCAACGGTTCGGCCTGTCAAAGCAGGTGACGTTCAATGGCGTAGAAATCCCGTATCAGGATGTGGTGCAATTCATCGCACCAACCCAAGGTTTGCTATACACCGCGGCCCGCTCAATTCAAACCGCGGTGAAGCTTGACCGCGCCGCAGACCGATTTGCAAGCACCGAAATTGCAGCCGGCTACCTGCAGCAGACTGACGGCAGCGAACCGATGAGCGCCGAAGATTTGGCAGAGCTCGCAGCATCATGGGCGAACGCACGCAGGGCCAGCGCCATTGGTGCGCTCAACAGCGTTGTGAAGTGGCAAGAATTCAGCAGTGACCCCAGCAAATTGCAGCTTGTCGAGTCGCGCCAATTCCAAGCGCTCGAGCTGTCACGGCACGCAGGTATTCCCCCATACCTGTTGGGCATCGGCGTGCCAGGGTCGTTCACGTATCAAAACGCACAGCAGGCCCGCCAAGACCTGTGGCTGTTCGGCGCAAAAATGTATGCGGACTGCATCGAACAAACGTTGAGCGGCAACAGCATTGTGCCAAGGGGCCGGTTTGTAAAATTTGACGTAGAGGATTTTCTGTTTGAAAACAGCATGGCTGAGATTGAAGTAGAGGAGCCCGCGTCAGCCAGGGTGCGAGAGGATGAAACCGCATGATTCGATTGACCGCACAGCTAGTCACTGTTGATGCTGCCGCACCTGTCGGTGAACCTAAGCGCACCGTTACTGGTTTGGCAGTGCCGTGGGATACCACCGCGGTGCTGTCAGGGGGTGAGTCGGTTCGTTTTCTCAGGGGTTCCATCTCAGAAAACGGGCCGGCTCCCAAACTGTTGGAATACCACGACGACACCCGCGTTATCGGGTTGGTCACCGCGCTGGCTGACACTGACGCGGGCCTAATGTTCGAAGCGAAAATTGCTGCCACCCGTGCCGGCGATGACGCGCTAGAGCTTTTGAAAATGGGTGCGCTTGACAGCGTGAGTGTCGGCGCAGTACCCGTGAAATTTACCAGCGAGCCTGACGGCACAATGGTTGTATCCGAAGCGCGCATGCTCGAGCTGTCTCTCGTGACAGTGCCGGCCTACGCGCAAGCACAGGTTTATTCGGTTGCCGCCTCACAACCGGATGAAGAAACCGAAGAGGCGCAAACCACAAACATTCCCGAAGAGGAGAAAACCGAAATGACCACCCCTGAGATTGAAGAGGCAGTGCCCACCGCACCGCTCATGGCGCAGGCCAAGCGCGAATTCAAGTTGCCCAGCGCAGCTGAGTACATGGTTAAGTTTCTTGCTGGCGGTTCCGAGTTCGCCGAATTCAACGCGCGAATCAAGGCCGCTGCACCGAACGTGGAAACGGGCGACCTGCCGGGCATCCTGCCCATTCCGATTGTTTCCCCCATCTACAATTCGTTTGTTCCCAACTATCGCCCGCTCGTCACGGCGATGGGCGTTCGTTCGATGCCCGCCAGCGGCAAAGTGTGGATTCGGCCCAAGGTCGTGACGCACACCACCATTGGGGCCAGCAACGGTGAGAACGTCGCACTTGACCAGGGCACGTTCGTTGTGGACGACATTCAGGTGACGCGCGCGCTTTATGGCGGCTACGTGAAGCTGTCCGAAGAGAGCATTGATATGACCAGCCCCGAAGTGTTGGGTGCCCTGCTCGACGACATGGCGCGTGTCTACGCGAACCAGACCGATGCCGCCGCGTGCGCCACGTTTGAAAACGGCGTGACGCAGACCGAAACGCTGACCGATGGAAGCGACCCCGCCGACTGGGTTTCGTTCATCTACAACAGCGCCGAGCAGATTCTCACAAACAGCAACGGCAACCTGCCCAACGTGCTCATCATGTCGCCCGCCTACTTCGCCGCTTTGGGCGCTTTGGTGGACACCACCGGCCGCCCGTTGTTCCCGAACGTGGGCCCGATGAACGCCATTGGCACCGCCGATGTTCAGAACTTCAACGGCAACGCTTTCGGTTTGCAGGTTGTCGCTGACCGCAACCTGACCAAGGCCGGTGGCAAGAACCTGTATGTTGGTCGTTCCGATGGTTTCGAATGTTGGGAACAACAGCGCGGTGCGATGTCCGTCGATGCAACTGACGGTTCTCTTGCCCGAATCATTGCGTTCAGGGGCTATTTCTCGAGCCTCATGATTGACAACACTAAGTTTGTCGGTCGGGCCTGACCAATCGCTGACGGCTGAAGGGTCTGCATCATGGCAACATTCACGGTGACGCACCACCAACGGGTGGATGGTTACGCTGTGGTGCAGACCCTTGAAACCACCGACATTGGTATAGGGCAAAGCATCACCCTGTCAGGGTTGGGTCACAGCCTCAACGGTACGCACACTGTCTACGCGGTGCCCACCTATTTGCTGTTGGGCATCGATGATGAGGGAGACCCGTACTACGACACTGACCAAACAATCCTAAACCAGCTCATGTTTGTAGACGCTGGCGCGGATTTGACGCGCAGCGCCGCAGACCCGTTCGGCACACTCACATGGACGCAAACGTGTACCTGGGTGAGCTCAGCTGACGTACAAGTGTTTTTGGGTATCTCGAGCGCCACCGCCAACGACACCGCATTTCTTACCCAGGCTGTAGCCGCGGGCAACCAGTGGTGTTTCAAGCGTAGGCAGCAGGCCGGCTACCACGACAGCCTTACCACTGTCCCTGATGACGCAGTGAAAATGGGGGCCGTGCTTTATTGTGCTGGTATTTACCGTGAACGTGGCAGCATTGATTCGTTCCAAAGCTTTAGCGATATGAACGCGGGCACCGCAACGCTGAACCTAGGACGCATTCACCAGCTGTTAGGCGTGAAGCGCAGTCAGGTGGCGTGAGTGTGGCAGCGTCAGGCATTTTCGTTGAATCAACCACAGCGCTTGTCAATGCCATTGCCGCGCTGGGGTTGGTGCCGGTACAGGATGCCCGCAACGCGCGCCCGCTCACAGTGTTTGTTGAGCCACCCAGCTTCGATGCGTTCAACTACAACATTGGTGACCTTACCTACACCATCAGAATTTTGGCGGCCCCGCCAGGCAACCAAGATGCAAGCGACTACATCCTTACAACCGTGGACACCATCATGAATAGCGGCATTGTCATTACGGCAGGCCGGCCCAGCGTGGCTGTCATCGGTTCGCAAGAACTACCGGCATATGACCTAACCGTTAGAATGAGCGCGCGCCGCTCTTGAGAAGAAAGAAACAACATGGCAACCACAACCTTTTTGGGTAACGCAACTATCAACCTGACGGTTGGCGCTACCACCACTGACCTAAGCGACAATTGCAGCAAGTGCGAAATTTCGCTGACCGCTGAGGCGCTCGAAACCACCGCGTTTGGTGGCACCGCTCGCGTGTTCACCAGCGGCCTGCAGAACAATGAAGTGACCCTTACGCTTTTCAACAGCTATGGGGTTGGCGAAATTGAGGCCATCCTTTACAGCGCGTGGGGCACCGCCAGCACCCTGGTTATCTCGCCCAGCGGCACCACGGAAAGCGCCAGCAATCCTGAGTACACCATCACGGGTTGCTATCTCGAGAAGATTACCCCTATCAATTCGGCGGTTGGTGAGCTCAGCGTTGTTGAGGCTGTTTTCAAGGGTGGCACCGCGGCCCGCGATATCACCTGACCGAACTAACCCAGCTGAAGTAAGGAACCCCACGTGAAGCTGAAACTAAAGGTAGACCAGGGCAATGGTGAGTATCAGGTTGAAACCAACCTGTATGTCATCGTGACATGGGAACGCAAATACAAGCGCAAAGCGTCAGACATTCAGACTGCCGGCATTGGCATGGAAGATTTGGCGTTTATGGCGTATGAAGCAAGTAAGCAGGCAGGTGTCACCATCCCCGCCATGTTTGATGATTTTGTCAAACGGCTGGTGACGCTCGAAGTAGTAGACGGTGAGCCTGTAACCCCTACGCAGGGGGCTACCGAAAACAGCTAGCTGACGTTTTGGCAGCTACAGGCTGGTGGCCCCCAACAATCGAATTTGATTTGGCAGACCTAGCCACGGTGGTTGAATCAATCAATAGAGACCGCAGGGCCGACTGATGACAGCACAAGTGAGCGTGGAATTTTACGGGTTGAAAGAGGCCCTACGCGAGCTGCAAAAGGTTGACCCTGCGCTGCGCCGCCAGGTAACCAAGGATATGAAAGCGGCAGCTGAAGAAGCTTTGTTGCCGGCTATCAAAGACGCGATACCTGCGAGCCCGCCAACCCGAGGTTTTGACCATGCGGGCCGC